CCAGCCAGATTAGCATAATCAGGCTCTTTACCGGTGGCTCGGCTTCTTGTTAGAGCGACCGCCCACGAGGTATTATTCGCGTCCCCGATATCTACAATATATTCACCATTATTAAGAGCTATAGGGTTATCTGTTCCTATCGCGATATTATATACTTTCTGCGCGCTTGATCCCAGAGTTAAAGCTGTAAGTTTCTGCGCTCCTGCGTCGAATGATAAACCTCCTTTAGAATAATTATTCACCCATGTAGCGGGTTTATTATCTAATGACGCGCCTGTTCCTCTCGCTTTAAATTCATAAGTAAACCCATTAAATACCTCGTCTGCGTCTCTTGATACTCCTACCGTATTAAGTCCAAAGGTTTCAGGATTAGGCACAGCACCATTTATAGCGACCGCCAGCCTCTCCGCTGTATCACCGACCGAAGAAGATATCACCGAATCAGAACCGAAACTCGTGGGTATCATAGCGCTCGTCGTCTGGTCTAAATTTACAACCAGAGGCTTTACACCATAATACCCATACCATTTAGTCGCAGGGCTTAAGGTAATAGAACCGTCTTTTACAATTTTTAAACTTTGAACCGCGACCTCACTATTTTTAGGTATCCTTAAAGGTTGTTGTAAATGATTAGAGAAACTAAAAGGCGATTGAAATTCACTCGTTCCCACATTTGAAGCTATCTCATTACTGCAGATTATTAAAGAAGACATTTATTTATAATTTAGTAAATATAATTTTTTATATTATATAAATTATAAATAAAGTATGGCGATCTCTAAAATGCAGGCTTACAATTTCTTTAAGAAACATGGATACAATCACCCCGAAGTATGTAGAGAAGAAGAGGTTAAAGTCGAGGCTATGTTAACCGATATGAAAGTGAAGGGTCTTCTCGTCGGTGAATCAGATATAGAAGAGAAAGTTGAAGAGAAAGTTGAAGAGAAGAAAGAAGAAGTTAAAGAAGAAAAAGCAGTCGCATAATAATATATAATCTTAATTATATAAAATGTATAAAACGAAAAGAAAAAAGAATTCGGTTATGTTAACAGATCCCGAGAGTATTTATCGCGACATGAAGGATAGCCTTGATAATAAGAAAAAGATAAGTCAAAATATTTTTGAAGATAAATCTTTAAAAACTAATAAAAAAAAAAAAATTAAAAAAACTAATAATAATAAAAAACCTAAAAAGAAATATTAAATTATTCTTCTGATTCTTCGTCGTCAATCATACAGACCTCGTCGGCCTTCTCCTGATTTACCTGAATGTTTAGCCAGCAATACTCTCTTTTACCCGACTTTTCATTCAGTCTCTTACCTTTTACAGAACCTTTAGCCAGAAGATAATTCTTATATTTCTGGGCTGATAAATTTATCTTCGCCTTCTTTAATAACATATTGATCTGCGGTATTGATACCCAGTCTTTACCGCCGTCCCATTCTTTATCACCGATAAAGTTAAACATAGCCAGAAATCTATCTTCTTCTTTTTCTTCTTCTTTGAAGTCTTCTAATTCTTCTTTCATTCCTGAAGATAGAAGTGTTTTCTTACCGTATTCATTAAAGATAATATGAATGAATGCATTCATGACTTCAGGCTTCTTACTCCACTCTTTAATCTCGTCGTCTTTCTTATAGAAATTACATACATTTACATATACCGGATAATTATGACTGATATCAAAACCTAAATCTTCTTTCTGATTCGTATCTATCTCTTCATTCGTGCAGTCGGTTAACGGTTTCCAGTAGTTAGCCTTTCCGTCAGTAGACTTTACCATGATAGAAGATTTCTTTTCATATTCATATTCAACTTCTTCATTTACAATCGTATACTTCTTTCTCATTAAAGGTTTATCTAATCGGTCGTCGTCAGGATTAAGAAACTTACTCGGGTATCTAAACATGTAAGAAGTCTCTTTCGCGTCAGCTGGTTCTATAGGAGGTAAATCATTACAGAACATACAGACCCGAGCCTGAATTTTAAAGTTGATTTCGTCTTTATGATTTACTCGGGCTTCAATTTTATCTCCTCCTGAAGAAAGCTTTTTTAAGATATTTCCGTTGATTTTATATTTACCTTCTGCGTCCCTTACGATTTCATTCGTTAGAAGTAATCTCTTAAATTCAAAGGGGACGAGCCATGATAGAGATTTAGCACTATCTCCACTACTACTTTTAAAGAGAAAATTCTCGCTGTTTGTAGATCTACAGTATTCACCGAAACAACTCTCTAACATTCCCACCAGAACACCTTTACCGCAGTCTCGTTCTCCGATTCCTACTCCCCAGTTCTTATCTTCAATATGACCCGCCAGTCCTCGAGCTATGTAATTAAGCCAGCAGTTCATAAGGTCTTTATCATTATTAAAAATAGGGTTTAAAATCTTATCGTAAACCGCCTTAATGTGTTCTGATTCTGGTTTTTCATATTTTCTATTAATTTTAATCGCTGTATGAGTATCAATATCATAATCTACTAATTTACCTTTCTTAAAGTCGTAGTATCCATTCTTAAAACATAATTTATAAAGGTTAGAAGACCAGAGCTTATCTACGAAATCCTCGTCTTCTGTAGGTTCTACAAACTGAAGCATATTAAGGCACGATTTAGCCATAGTAGAATAAGGGATAATATCCTCACCTTTACCCATAAAGATATTCATATTACCAATTTCTTTTATCAGATTCCTCCTGATTACTTTATCGTTATAAGTCCACACATTATTAATCCTCATGAAGACGCGCTCCTGACTAATGATATAATCATTCTTTAATTTATCAGTAATGTATGCACCGCCTTCTTTATCGGTTTCTATTACTATCATATCGTCTAATTCAGGGATCGCCATAAATTCTTTAATTTTAAGGTCTATATTCATACCAGTTTTATCAAGTAATTCTTTCTTACCCTGACCGATTAATTCATTATATCCGTCTTCTGATTCTTCATATTTTTCTATCTTTTTCAGGTGTAGACCGTCGTGAACTAAAGCCCCGACTGTATGATTATTCTTTTTTAGAAATTCAAAAAGAACCATTAGAGATTTACGCTCTATCGTCTGCAGATAATAGCTCATAGCTGTCCCGTCAATATTGTAATAGTCAGCCCCCTTATTCTCCAGAGCTTTCATTCTGTAAGGTAGTAGCTCATTCGTTTTTAAGAGATCCTGCGTATTCTTCTTAATCTCTTTATCTAAATCATGGATAGTAGCGGGTATGTCTTCTGATTCTATTTTATGTTCTTTACAGAATGCGCTGATAGACCCATTATAGAATATTCTCATAATTAAGACTTTACAATTATCCCGACTTAATCCTTTCTTCTCCATTTTCTTAAAGAATAAATTTCGGTTAGAATTATAATAACTTAATACCTCTGTCTCATATCCTTTATCTTTTAGAATGTGTTCTAAAAATACCGGGTGCGCGTTTACCATATCTAAATCAACATAGCCTTTTTTACAGAAAGCCGATTTAACTTCTCTCCACATAAGCGACTGGGTGATACAGGCTTCAGATTCTTTTAGGCATTTAACTCTGGTGGTTAACCGACCGATTTCATTAACCGTATAATTTACTTCAACTTTACCACCTTTACCATGTTTTAGATATTTCTTTACAGATCCAGTATATTCCTCGTCTAATATTTTACTATGCAGAAGCTTCTGCGCGTTAACACAATCATATCTTTCGGTAAGAGTAAATGTCTTCATATTGTTTAATGTAGATAATTTTTCTGTGATTTTATTCGTATTCATTCTATTATATATAGAGTATAGAAAATAACTTTAAATAGAAAACGCGGATAGAATAGAATCAGATAAATTTAATCGAATGTTAATTTGAATTATTACATAGTAATCATGTAGTAATAATTAAAATAATTAAAAAAGAATGGGTAATTTAAAAAAAGGGTAAATTTAAAAATCGCGAAAATTAAACGATTATATTTCTTTCAGCCAGAATTTTAATCTTATCCGGGTGTTTTTCTTTTAATAAATCTAACCGATTAATACGGCGATAATAATAATAACTGGCCTTACTATTTAGAAACTCTTTATCTGATTCATATCTTTCTTTCTTTGTATCTTTATTATTTTCATAATGAGATCTCGCTCTGTCCCTATTTTGTTTTATGAAATCGGGGGTATCTTTAATGAGTGCATATCTCGCCTTTTCTTTCTCTCTTTTTTTTTCATATTGATTAATAATACTTTTAATTCGTTCGTCAGTAAACTCACTCATTATTATATATATAGTATATAGAAAATATTTTTAAATATAAAACGCTTTTATTTTTTTATCTGATTCATATTATAAATGCCGTTAGATAAACAGGGTAAACCGATACTTTATAAAGCGTGGGTCAACGATACTAAATCAAAATTTAAATACTGGGTCTATGTGAAAGCTGATACTAAAAAGGGTTTCAAAAGAATAGGCTTCGGTCATAAAGACTATCAACACTTCAAAGATAAAATAGGATTTTATAAATCTCTGGATCATGGAGATAAAAAGAGAAGAGATAATTATCGAAAGAGAGCTTCGGGTATTAAGAATAAAAAAGGTGAATTAACTTATTTAGATAAAAATACAGCGAACTACTGGGCTTATAATACCTTATGGTAATAGTTCAGGTTCAGGTTCAGGTTCAGGTTCAGGTTCAGGTTCAGGTGCAACCTCTTCTTCTGATTCTATTTTTACGGTAATGGGTTCACCTCTAAAAGGTCTAATCGCCTTTAATCCATTACATACGATAGGCTTTCTTACATGAGGATAATCGTCCTTAAATTTCTTATTAAACATACTTATAATTTCTAAATCTATCTGCGGACTACTTTCTAATAAGTTATCATATTCAGCTCTGCATACTTTTAAAAAGTCTCTACAAGCTTTTCGTTTTAAATCATGTAGAGATAATTCAATCTCTATATTTCTACTTAATTTACTCCACGCTAAAGCTGATATTCTATGTCCCTCATAAATTTCACTATAACGGAGAAAGGTCATAACCGTAGATAGAATCCCGCATAGAATATTTACGCCACCTACTCCAGCTGTAAAACCATGTTGATAATCTTTCGGTATATAACTATCTACGGCGAAATTACCCACACCCGTCAGCGTTGATAAAACGATTATAGGTATCTGTAAATGTTGATATTTCTTTTTATATTTTCGGGTGCTGTATCCATGAAGATAAGAATAACACATACTTATCTCACCCCATTCACTTAATAGCTCCTCTATCTCGTCGCTCCAGTCTTCAATATTATCAGGTAAGGGGCGAGGGGTTTTCAATTCATTCAAATCCATTTTATTTATATATTAACAGCGATAAATTTTTATCTCTCCTAAATCATAAAGTATAATGGCCGACCGAGATCTTAATAATCTTAATACAGAAGAATCACCTGTTAAACCTATAGAGGAGGTTCTCTTTCAGGTTAAGGAGTTGTTAAGTGATATGAAGACTATAAGAAATGATTTATCAGTTATTAAAAATCGTTTACATGAATCAGAAAGACGGAGAAAACAAATGGAACAATATGAGGCCGAGAATATATCTAAAGGGTGGGGATATGGTTTCTTTTAGAGACATTTACTATTTAGATTTTTCACTTATTTAAATTCTACAAAATTATACATATTTTTAATAATTTCTACAAAATATTTAATATATTTCATTAAGTAAAATGGAATTATTACCCCAGATAGAAGTAGATTTTATTCAAGAAGAACCAGAACAACTAAAAGAAGAACTGGACGAACTCGACGAGGAAGAGGCTGAAAAGGTGGCCGAAGATATAAAGCGTAATAATGATCCCGAGCATGGCGAGTATAAATCAGTTATCCCTACAGTAGAGAAACCTGAAAAGAATATCATACCCGAAGAAGATATCTTCGTAGAGAAGAAATCAAAGAAAGCCGAATCAGATAAACCTGTGAAGAAGAAGAGACAGGTCAGCGAGGCTCAATTAGAACGCCTTCGGCTGGGTAGAGAAAAGGCGCTCGCTACAAGGAGGGCGAAAGCTCAAGAAAAGAAAGAGATTAAAGAACTTCAAGATAAAAAGAAAAAGAAAGAGTTAACTAAATTAAGAGCTGAAGTAAATGACGAACCTGATCCAGAACCAGAACCCACACCTGAACCAAAACCCACCAGAAAGTCTATCATGAGTTTAGAAGATTTACCCGCTGAAGTATTAATTCAATTACAACAGAAAGCGATAGAAGGATATGATACGAAGAGGAAAGCCAGAAAAGAACAGAAACGAAAAGAACAAAATGAGAATCAGAATAATCAGTATATCTCTGGATTAGTCCAGAATGCAGTTAACCCAACGAGACCACCCGCGAGATATGGAGAGGCTGGGTTCTTTAATGATTGTTTCTAAATTCAGGGTCTACAAAATATCAGGGTCTACAAATATGAAGACTTAAGTCTACAAAAATAATAACAACCTTATTTTTACAGCCTTTACTATTTACTACTGCTTACCGTCATAAACAATACAAACCCATTAACACTAATATATAGAAAGTCTACAAAGTCTACAAAGTCTACAAAAATATAAAAATAAAATCTCAAAAAAGAGAAAGTGATTAAGCCATTCTTCTCAATAAGTTAAATGCTTTTATTTGATATATTTTAGGAGACAGTCTGCGAAATTGTAGACTTTGAAGCCTTTTCGTAGACTTTACATTTTTCTCATTTATAAGATAGATAAATTCATTTAGTTAAAAAGATAAAATAAAAATAATATACATATAAATAGAATGGCTGAATCAGAATATATAAAAGGCGATATTCACGAAGTCATAAAAACATTAGATAGAGATAGTATAGATTTTATATATACAGACCCACCTTTTAATTCTCAAACTAAAGCGAAATGGGATTCTAAATTAGACTGGTCTACTTTATTTACTGAAATGTGGAGAGTATTAAAACCTAATGGAGTGATCGCCTTACATTCAGCTATACCCTTTACTTATGAATTAATAAAATATGAAAAACCTAAATATAATTATTCGTGGCTAAAGAATAATTCAACAGGTTTTTTTTCAGCTAAATATCAACCATTAAGAAATATGGAAGAGATATTCATTTACTATAAAAAGCGAGGAACATATAACCCTCAAATGATAGGTAATGAGTATCATGTAAAAAGAAATGTAAAGTATGGCGGAAAGTCTGCATACTGGGGCGAAGAAGGTGTAAATAAACCTAATGAATATATTAAAGAAGAAGGCCACTACGGAAGATATCCAAATACATTTTTACAATATCCTATTAGAAAAGGTAAAGGTAATGGAATTACAAGAGGCGACGAAATGATAGATTTTTTTATAAAGACTTATTCAAATGAATCAGATACTATTTTAGATATGACGCACCATAATAAAATAGTCGGTGATAGGTGTAAATTATTAAATAGAAATTATATCGGTGTGGATATAGATCCTGAATTCAGTTAGTTAAAAAGAAAAAATAAAAATAATATATACATATAAATATAATGAGTAAGAATCTGAAGATTTTAAAGATTGTAGATCCGCCGAATGTAAAACAGAAAGCCCTACACCCGAATTTACCTCAACCGCCCAGTCTGGTATTAATGATTATGCCGACTAAAACAGGTAAGTCGACCATAATTTCAAATATGCTTTTAAATAAAGACTTCTACGGTCAAGATTTCTTTGACGAGACGACGGTGATTTCACCGACAATAAACAACGATCAGACCTCGCGATTCATGAAACAGGCTTTTAATACTTATGATTATTACAGCGACGATTTAATCAGCGATATTATTAAGAGACAAAATCAATTTGAAAAAGAAGATATGCCGAGTATGTGTTTAGTGTTAGACGATTGTTTAGGAGAAAAGACGACTGCATTAAATAACCTTTCAAGTCGGTATCGACACTTTAATATAGATCTGCTAATTATGAGTAGTCAGCTACTAAAAAAGGTAAGCCCAACTGTGAGAGCTAATGCGAACTGGGTTCTCTGTGGTAAATTAACAAACATGGCGGAATATGAGAAATTAAGCGAAGAATATTCGGGAATGTTTAACAGAGACGGAAAGGATAACTTTAAAGAAGCTTATGAAAGAGCTACTAAAAAACGCTTTGATTTCATGACCTTAAAGTTAACTGAAAACCCAGCTGAAATCTGGATTAACTTTAATGAGAAAATTTATCCCCCACCTTCAAAAGAATCAGAACAAGAACCCGAACCAGAATAATTTAAATGAAAAAAAGAAGTTAATAATTTTAATATATATAATATTATAAAAATGGATTTTCAAAGTGCAGATAGAAGTAATGACGCTGGTTATACTGTATCGCTTAATGACTATAATAAGAATGTAGAACTTTACAATAAACAGAGAACTAAAGACCTATTAGGTGATAAGCTGAATAGTGAAGGTCTCGAAGCGGGCGCACAGAGCGACGCGAATACAGGAGCTTTAAAGGACGCAGGTCAACACGCGACCGCTCTGGCTCAAGGTGTCGCGACTGCTAAAAATGTAAAGGCTTTAGGAACACCTATCAAAGCTACTAAAGATATCGTAGTCGGTGGAGGTGATACCGCGAAATTCGTTAAAGCGGGTGAGATCACAGGAGAAGAGACGGCGCAGACTTTAGGAAAATCAGCGGGTAAAGTATCCTCTGCTCTCGGTGTAATCGGTGATATAGGAAGTATAGGAATGGATATCGCACAGGATAAAGCTAACTGGGGGACTATGTCTACGGCGGATAAAATCGCTAATGTCGCTGATATGGGTGGAGCGGGTTTAGATATGGTAGGAACTGGTCTCATGACCTTCGGCGGGCCTGTGGGTGCTGGAATCGGATTAGGTCTCAAAGCTTTCGGCGACCTCGTTGAAATCGGTGCAGGAACAGAGAGCGCAGTTTCAGGATACGAATCGGCGAGTGCTAAACAGGCGAAACTAAAACAACAAGAACAACAGGCGGAGGCGGACGAAGGAAAGGCTCAAGTTAAAACGCAGGCGAGCGCTACTCTGGCGGGTGCTGGTAATCTGGCTGTAGGTCGCACTTCTCAATATTAATTTATCTGATTCACATTAGTTAATAATTTTATTTTCATAATTTTTTTTAGTCTACATATTTTTATATCTATTAAGTTATAAAATAAATGTCGGTATCTTTCTGGAAAGCTCAAAATAGTATCCCTATAGAACAAACTTCTCAAGCTGTCCCCGTTTTAAATGGGCTAAATTTCTCTGGAGGTCAAGAATTAAGGATTAAAGTCCCACCTACTACGAAATTCATTCAACCTAAAGAATGTTATCTTCAGGGTGATTTTCAAATTCAAATGCCCGACCAGTCTACTCATGACGCGACCCGTCTGCAGTTAGATCCGCGTCTCGGGGGTCAGTCTCTTATTAGAGATATTCGTATCTATTCTTCACCTGAAACTGGTTCAGTTCTTTTAGAAGAAATTCAGGATTATAATTCTATCGTATCGGTCATGAGAGATTATGATACGAATGAATCAGAAAAGAGAAAGAGAGCTATGACCGAAGGCGCTACTATCTGGATACCGCAGTCTCGCGGAACTCTCGGCTCAACCCGAAGCGAGTGCGCTGATAGTATTACGAACCCTTACTCGGCTACAGACCTCGTAGGTGGAGACGCCACGACTGATTTCACAAATGATAATATGTTGAAATGTAAATTATGTCTACCTTTAGAAACTGGTATTTTTAGAAGTGATAAAATCTGGACGAACATGTTTACNGGTTTAGAAATTGTAATCACACTCGAGGACGCNCCTCGCTGTNTTACTGAATTAGATAGTGTNTCCCGTCATAAGAGANNNCGCCTNAACCCGCGCTTTCATTCTCTTAATGGTTCTCGCACAGGGCCGAACGACTGGGNTNNNAACGCGAGTGCAACTNTCTTTTATGTTGAAGCCCTTACTAATTCTAATAANACTCCTGCGAGCTGTGGTTTCGTATGCGGTCAGCGGATAAATTTCGTATCTCCTACAAATGCTTCAGTCTCTTCTCTTACNGGTGCTGANCCNGTGATTGATAAGATTGAATTAGATACTGAAGCGGGTCAGGTTGATTTACTTAAGATTACACTCAAAGCTGAAGTTAAAGACGACGCCTCTGGGCCGATTGTTAAGAAAGAGTGGTTTATGTATTCTGATTCGGTTCTCGCCTCCCCGACTGGCGCATATGACGCGACCTATACCTTCTCTAATGTAGAGCTGGTGGTTCAAGAGGTAGATATGGGTAAAAACTATGTTAGTGATTTAGTCGCCCGAATGAAAGAACAAGGTGCTATCGTGAATGATATCCTCTCCATGACTAATTACAAATACTCGCAGAATGCTAATGATACAGTAGCTAATATTCGTCTACCGCTGAATAATGCTCGGGCGAAGTCTATTATCAGTATCCCGACTGATTCTACAGTTTACANTTCTAAAGAGCGTATCGGTGCTAAAGGGACTTATGATATCGGGGCTACGGCGACTGAAGACGGTCAGCTTCTCGCAGGCGATCAGTTCAGGGGTATCAGCGATTACCTTACAACTTATCAGTTTGTATATGACGGTCGCCTTCAGCCTTCTCGCCCTGTGGACTGCGCGAAGACCTCCTCAAAAACCTCAATTTCAGCCCAGCCAATTATCGAGACGCAGAAGGCTCTCGTGCAGGCGGGTATAAATGTTAGGTCTCTCGCAGACTTCAATCGTAATTTTGTAGTCGGTCGCGCCCTCTGTTTAACTGCAGGAGGAGTTTCGGGGGTTTACGATACCAGAAATAAAGATTTTAACCTTCAGCTAAATTATCAAGGGACTACCCCGACTAAAAATAAACTCTGGAATAATTTTGTCTTTCATTTAAGACGCATTAGAATTAAAGGAGATAATATTGAAGTTGAAGTATAAATAATAAAGAATCAGAATAAACACAAAAACATAAGAATTTAAAATATATTGTTTAATTTTATTTTTTCAAAATATTTTATATATTAAATAGTATAAAATATAATGAGTAATCGCTTCTTATCCATTCAGCCGTCGAACGGAAATGCTTCACACAGTTATCGGGAGGGTCGTCCAGTAGTAAGTTTTACAATCGCAGAACAAGAGGCGAACCTCTTACCCCGTAGTATTCGGGTTTCGGGTCGCTTTCATGCTTACGAAAGCTCTGCTCGCGGGGCTGTCGCTGGAGACCGCTTAAGTATGGATTCTAAAATAGGTATCTGGAGTATCATAGATCAGGTAGTTCTAAAATCNGCTACCAGTAANGCTACGATAGAACACCTTCGTCATGCGAATAGGTTCTATTCTTCATATTTCGGGGTTGTAAATGACGAGAAAACATTAATTAATCAATATGGAGAGACGGGGCTTTCACTCCCTTCAAGCTCGGGCCAGCGCACCTCTGTTATTAAAGAAGGAACGGGCGCAAACTCTAATGAATTCTGCATTCATATCCCGACGGGTCTCTTACTCGGTAATAACGCGATACCTCTATCAGCTGAAAACGGTATCGGTGGCCTGACTATGGATATCCACCTCGCTCCTGATTCTATGGTTCTTTTTGATAATACAGGTAAACCGAATGACCCAGCTGGAACACTTACGGGCGCTTTCTATGAACTAACAGATCTTAAGCTTTCATGTGAACTTAATGAGCCTGACGCGCCCCCTTCTGATTCGGGTGGCGCTCTGGAATATAATTCTATTACTGGATATTATTCAACTATTAACTCTACGAATGCTACTCTAAATTTCTCGCTCGGTCTCAACCGTGTATCGTCTGTATTTATGAATTTCATACCTTCTAATTATCTAAACAATCTCGCATTTAATTCTCTGCAGACTATCATGCCTATTAGTAGCGACGGAACTATCGCAGACCTGTCGCAGGTTGTTATGACTAAAGGAGGAACACGATACCCATTAGATTATAATATTGATACGAGTTTCAAGACGAACGCAAATAAAGAACAGGTTGATCCTCAAGTAGTTAGGAACTTTATGAATTCTGTTCTACCTTTTACAAAAATCAGCCACACTCTTATCTCACCTGTTAACACTAATAAAAACTGGACTTCAACTGATAACGCGGTTTTAGAAGGTGGGCTTAATTACGGTGTCGGTGTCGCCTATGATATTCTGGGTAGCGACGGAGCTGACTTCAGTCGCGAGGCGTGGGGCGCTCAAATGGAACTCGACCTTAATGACGATAATCCTATCTCGGCTTTCATTTTCGTCCACCATAAGAATACCCTTATCTTTAAGAACGGTCAGGTATCGGTAATCTCCTAAATTCAAGAATCAGAATAATATTCTATACTTAATTTTTTACTTTTTTGTTTACTAATTTTTTATATCTTTTAAGTTATAAAAATAAACATGTCTCAATTTACTAAACCAGACTTTTTACGCGCAGGAGCTCAAATCACAGATCCCAGCCAGCGGATAGATACAGATATTTTAGAGCCTGTAGTGCAGAGCGAAACCTTCATTAGATTTAGATTTCAAAACAAAGGTCTACTCAACCCGCAAAGTCGTATCACTTTTCAAATTACTAAACCTGATACTGATTCTTATTATCCTCTTTCTGTCGGTGTCGGTGCTGTTGTTGATAGAGTAGCTTTTAAAGTCGGCGGAAAGACTATCTGCGAAGTTCAGGACTGGGCGCATTATCACGCATTCAAGACGACCTTTTTAGATCAGTCAGTTATTAAAGAAAGAGAACAGTTTCTCTCGGGTCGCACTCTCGCTATGGGGGTCGCGTATACTGACGGAAAGAATGAATCAGACGCGGTATTTATTGATAACGGTATGGAATTAGTTGTAGACCAATCAGCTCCCACCGATACCCAAATTTTAATGAATGACCTTCTTAAGTTGAATAGTGAGCCTGTATTGTCTATTAAGCTCGACGATCTCGCGCCATGTCTCCGCAATCAAGAATTACCGCTTTTTATGATTGACGAAGCTGTTGAACTGGAGATTACTCTCGCTGACCCTACTAAACGCGTCTGTATCGCTTCGGGTGGAGACCTTACTAAACCATTTACTATTAAACAGAGTGAGACCCGTCTAATCGCAGATTACACCTTTCTCTCTGGCGACGAAATGGATAAATACAGAAGTGATAACAAGGGTTTCTCCTATTCGTTTTTAGAACCGCGCCTCACTAAAACTACTCTCGCAGACGCGACGGCGTGGGGTAATCAGGTTAGAAATGTGGGCGGTGCTGGGCGCATGGTGCAGAAGGCTCTGGTCTCTATTACTTCGGCGACTATCTCGGCTTCAGGGCCGATTAAGACTTCTCTCGGCGACTACCGCGCTATCGCTCCTGAATCAACTGGTAAGGGTGTTTACGGTCAGCTCACCTCTAACTTTCGTAAAAATGATAGGTTTATGTATCCTATTGATCGCTCAAATTCAGCCTTACATTATCACGGTCTTCACGAATCAGAAGGCGGTGTCCCTCATATTCAGCGGGCTATGTATGCTCGTCAGGGCTACTCTATCGCAAATAAGAAGTTTGAAGGCCATGTCGTCGGTGGAACTAATAACGCAGAACTTCAGGGTCAACAGTTCTATACCGCTTATAAGTTTGTAGACGGCGCTCGGGTTGATAGTCGTGGATTAGAACTTCATTCTAAACTCTCCGCTATGCAGGCCAGCGAAGCTCCCTTCGTTTCTCGGTGCTGGATTGAATGCGAGAAGATCATGACTATCGTAGACGGTAAGGTTGATAGTTTCTATCGTTAAATTTAATATTATCTGATTCTTTTTTCATTTTCTATAAAGGCTACAAAGTCTACAAAGTCTACAAAAACAATAACAATAATTATAATCCTCAAATTCAAGAATGATAACTTCATAGTATCCTTCAAAAACAAAATCATAATTATTCATTTTCAGTTTTTAGACTTTACAGACTTCGTAGACTTTCATATTTTTTTAATTCGTTTTAATTTAAATCTTAATTTATATTATATATATAAATGACTGATAAAGAAAATCTAATTACTCTTTTATCTGATTCTCGCCCGAAGGCTAAAGAGAGCACGATTAAAATGTATACTGCTAACCTATCAAAACTGAAAAAGATATTCGATACTGATAATTTTGATTTCTTAAAGAAACCTGAAGATATAAAGAATAAATTAAGCGATCTGCATTATACAAGTCGCCGAAACTATTTCAACGCGATTATCATTTATCTCATGGCGATATCTAAAGATACTGATAAAGACCCATTAATTAAAGAGTATGTTGAAATTAGAGATTCACTTAATAAACAATATGAAGAAGAACAAGCCACAGGGGTTATCAGCGATAAACAGAAAGCGAACTTCGTAGATATCAGCGAGGTAAATAAAATGATTGAAGAAATGGGTCAAGAAATTAAAGATAGAAAATTAAAAAAGAAAGAAGATATGACCCCGAAAGATAAAGCCTTACTTCAGTCTTATATGTTATTTAATATTTATACTCGTCTACCGCTTCGTAATGACCTCTCACTCATGGAAACCATAAATAAGCGCGTATATAATAAATTAACAGAATCAGAAAAGAAAGAAAAGAATTTTTTAGTAATCAATAAGAATAATATGTTTATGGTATTAAACAAATATAAAACCAGCTCTAAATATGACGAATTAA